CCAAGATTTATTAGGTATTAATACTAGAAGAACAAAAGCAGAACTACCTGAAACAAAACAAGAACTAGAACTTCACATGCAGCTTGATTACAAGCAAGGAATAGAGTTAGCTGAAGAACAAGCTTTAAATTTACTTTTTGAAGGAAACAAATATGAGTTAACTAAAAAAAGATTTTATTACGATTTAACTACAATAGGTATTGGTTGTGTAAAAAATTCCTTTAACACTTCTGAAGGTGTTACTATTGAATATGTTGACCCAGCTAATTTAGTTTATTCTTATTCTGACTCACCATACTTTGATGATATATATTATGTTGGGGAAGTAAAAGTTATACCTATAAACGAGCTAGTTAAACAATTTCCTGATTTAACAAAAGATGAATTAAAAGATATTGTTAAAAACAAAACACACAACACAAACAACTTCAATACAAGAAACTCAGCTGACCAAAATGATAACAACACTGTTCAAGTTTTATATTTTAATTATAAAACATATATGAACGAAACTTACAAGGTTAAAACAACTGGCTCTGGAGCTTCAAAAGTAATAAGAAAAACAGACGCTTACAACCCACCTGAAGATATGGAAGGCAATTTTGGCAAGCTACAAAAATCTATAGAGGTTTTGTATGAAGGAGCTTTAATTGTTGGTACGGAAAAACTTTTATCATGGAACCTAGCTAAAAACATGATGCGACCTAAAAGCAACTACACTAAGGTTAAGATGAATTACTCTATTGTAGCTCCAAGAATGTACGAAGGAAGAATAGAATCTTTAGTAGGTAGAATAACTGGTTTTGCTGACATGATACAGCTAACACATTTAAAACTACAACAAGTGTTGTCACGTATGGTTCCTGATGGAGTTTATTTAGACGCTGATGGTTTGGCTGAAATAGATTTAGGTAACGGAACAAACTACAACCCACAAGAAGCTTTAAATATGTTTTTTCAAACAGGATCTGTTATAGGTAGATCATACACTCAAGATGGTGATATGAATGCCGGTAAAGTTCCTATTCAAGAAATTACCTCCGGGTCAGGTGGTAACAAAATGCAAGCTCTTATTGGAACATACAACTATTATTTACAAATGATAAGAGACACTACTGGTCTTAACGAGGCTAGAGATGGTAGTATGCCAGATAAAAATGCTTTAGTAGGTGTTCAAAAATTAGCAGCAGCTAATTCTAATACAGCAACAAGACACATACTACAATCAGGTTTATTTTTAACAGCTGAGACAGCAGAGTGTTTGTCTCTTAGAATATCTGATATACTAGAGTACTCTCCAACAAAAGATGCTTTTGTAAAAGCAATAGGCTCTCACAACGTTGCTACACTAAAAGAAGTTAAAGATCTACATTTATATGATTTTGGTATATTTATAGAGTTACAACCAGATGAAGAGGAAAAACAAATGCTTGAAAACAATATACAAATGGCATTGCAACAAAAAAACATAGAGCTTGAAGACGCTATTGATGTTAGAGATATAAAAAGTATAAGGCTTGCTAATCAAGTTTTAAAACTTAGAAGAGGTAAGAAACAAGAAAGAGACAGAAAGTTGCAGCTTGAAAACATAGAAGCTCAAACAAAATCTAATTCAAAAGCAGCGCAGCAATCAGCTCAAGTAGAAGTTCAAAAAAATCAAGCTATAAACCAAGGTAAGATTCAGTTAATGCAAGCTCAATCTCAAATGGATGCTCAAAAGATGCAGATGGAAGTTCAAGCTAAAAAAGAACTAATGGCTCAAGAGTTTCAGTACAACATGCAATTAAAAAGTATGGAAACTTCTCAAGCAACAGGCAAGGAAAAACAAAAAGAAGATCGTAAGGACGAAAGAACAAGAATACAAGCTAGTCAACAAAGTGAATTAATAGACCAAAGAAATAATCAAAAATCACCTAAAAACTTTGAGTCTGCAGGTAATGATAACTTAGGCGCTAGCTTTGATTTAGGCTCTTTTGATCCTAGCTAAAAAATTATTAACTATTATTATATTATATTATGGAAGAAAAATTAGAAAACGTAGTTGAAGAAACTACACCTGAAACTGTAGAAACAGTTGAAGAAAATAAATTTAAAAGCGTTGATGACGATAGTGTCATTAAAGTAGATTTAGATAAACCAATAACACCAAAAAAAAATGAAACTAAAGAAGATAACCCTGACAACGAGGGAGTGGTTGGAGTCGATGAAAATGCCGATGCCACAGAAAAACAAGAAGAAGTACAACCGGAAGCTGAAACACAAGAAGCTCCAGTATTAGAAGAAATTACTGAAGAAGAAGTTAAAGAGCAAGCAGAAGAATTAACTGAACAAGTTGAAGAAGCTGTTGCTGAAGCTAAAGAAACTGGAGAGCCTTTACCAGAAAATATTCAAAAGTTAATGGACTTTATGAAAGAAACCGGTGGAGATTTAAGTGACTACGTTAAGCTTAACCAAGATTACTCTAAACTAGACGATCAAAATCTATTGTACGAGTACTACAAGCAAACAAAACCTCATTTAAACAATGAAGAAATTAACTTTCTTATGGAAGATCAATTCTCCTATGACGAAGAGGTTGATGAAGAAAGAGATATACGAAGAAAAAAATTAGCGTTAAAAGAGCAAGTTGCCAATGCTAAAAGCCACTTAGACGGGCAAAAGTCTAAATACTATGAAGAGATCAAAGCTGGGTCAAAGCTGACCAACGAACAACAAAAAGCAGTTGATTTTTTTAATAGATACAACAAGGAGTCAGAAGTAACTCAAAAAACAGTTAAAAAGAACTCTGATATTTTTACACAAAAAACAGATAATGTTTTTAACGACAAGTTCAAAGGTTTTGAATATAACGTCGGTGACAAAAAATACAGGTTTAATGTAAACAATGCTGAAGAGGTTAAAGTAACACAAAGTGATATAAATAATTTTACTAAAAAGTTTTTAGATAAAAATAATTCTTTATCAGATGCTAAAGGTTACCACAAGTCTTTATACACGGCAATGAATGCTGATGCTGTTGCAAAACATTTTTACGAACAAGGCAAGGCTGATGCAACTAAAGAAAGCGTTGCTAAAGCTAAGAATATAGACATGAACCCTAGACAGCAGCACGGAGTTGTTGACACTGGGGGTATGAAAGTAAAAGTGTTAGGTAGTAATTCTTCTGATTTTAAGTTTAAAATTAAAAACAATAAATAAATTATAAATTTAAAATTACAAAATTATGGCAATTAATGGAGGAGATAATTTAAATAGTGTGCCAAACCATAGACAACAGGCTTTGGCAACTAACTATTTAGATTTAGCGTCTGACGCAGGAAAAGGATGGGCGCAACAATATTTACCAGATCTTATGGAAAAAGAAGCTGAAGTTTTCGGACCGAGAACTATTTCAGGGTTTCTTTCACAAGTAGGAGCTGAAGAGGCAATGACAGCTGATCAAGTTGTTTGGTCTGAACAAGCAAGATTACACTTATCTTATTTAGGTAATGTAAACTCACACTCGGGTGGTACAAGTGCATCTGGTCAAATTACTATTGAAGCTGATATAGATGGTAAAACTACAAACATAGCTAACCACGGTATTAGAGTTAATGATTTAATTATCGTTGCTAATTCTAAAGGCACAGCTAAATGTATCGTTAGAAAAGTTGCTTCTGAAGTTATTGATGTAGCACCTTATGGTTTAGCTAACTTATCAACTTTAGACCTTAACACTACGCTTAAAACAACTATATTAGTTTATGGTTCTGAGTATGACAAAGGTGAGTCTTACAGAAGTGTTGAAGGTACTGTTTCTTCTACTAGAACAGCAAACGAGCCTACTTTTGTAAGCTTTACTAATAAGCCAATCATTATGAAGGATTACTACGAGATCTCAGGATCTGATTCTTCAAGAATTGGTTGGGTTGAAGTTTCTGCTGAAAATGGACAATCAGGTTACATGTGGTACTTAAAAGCTGAAGCTGACACAAGATCTCGTTTCAATGACTATATTGAAATGGCTATGCTTGAGTCTGAGCTTGGTGTTCACGGTACTGATGATACTGATGACTTTTTAGGAGCTGCAAGAGCAACTGCTGCAACTGGACAGCCAACAGGTACTCAAGGTTTATTTGCTGCTATCGAAGATAGAGGTAATGTAACTACTGGTGTAACTGGTGTTAACGCTGCAACTGATTTAGCTGAATTTGATGCTATTTTAGCAGAGTTTGACAAGCAAGGTGCTATTGAAGAATACATGATGTTTGTTAACAGAGGTACTAGCTTAGCTATGGACGATATGTTAGCTTCAATGAATTCTTACGGTGCTGGTGGTACTTCTTACGGAGTATTCAACAACTCTGAGGATATGGCATTAAATTTAGGTTTCACTGGTTTCAGAAGAGGTTCTTATGACTTCTACAAGTCTGACTTCAGATACTTAAATGATAAAGCTACAAGAGGTGGTATTAATGCTGCAGCTGGTGCTGGATCTGCTATTAGAGGGGTTATGATACCTGCTGGAACTTCTTCAGTTTATGATCAAACTGTTGGACAAAGCATGAAACGTCCTTTCTTACATGTAAGATATAGAGCTTCACAAACTGATGACCGAAGAATGAAGTCTTGGGTTACTGGTTCTGTTGGTGCTGCTACATCTGCTTTAGATGCAATGCAATTACACTTCTTAACTGAAAGATGTTTAATTACTCAAGGTGCTAACAATTTCATGTTAATGAAATAAGCACTGTTTACTTTAAAGAA